GTGATTGAATCAGCCATTCCCGAGCCTCAGCGTGAGCTGGGTCAATGCTCCGTCGCCCAGCAGCTCGACGATAGCCACGCGATGTTCCACTTCGCTGCCAGCGGGCCCGAGCTGCACCAGGCTTTCCGGCTGCACGTCCGGGTAATGCGCCGTCTTCACCGTGGCCAGCACTTGCCGATGGATCTGCGGCGCCCCTCCGCCCGGCGGCTCGAAGCCGCGCTGGTCCGACTCGTCCACCAGCGCTTTGTGCACCACGCCAGCGATCACGATGCGTACCCCAAAGTCCTCGAGCATCGCGTCGATCGCGCCCGCATCGAAAATCGCCGCCCCGCTGATCAGTTGCTTTCGCTCCTAACCGGCCGCAGCCGCCCTGGCGATAGCCGCCTCGATCATCTCGATCATTTCGGCCTTGTTCTTGGCACCGAAGTCCAGATCGGGATATGCCGCGGCGATCTCCGCCTTCGACAGCTTCTCGAGATCCTCGCGGGTTCTCGGTTTGGCCGGAGGCGGAGGAGGTTCCTTCCAGGCTTCCGCGTCTGCGAAGAAGCCCTCCTTGTCTTCATCGGACATTTGTTGCACGAAGGATTGCGCCCGCTCGATCGTGTCGATGCGGTAGCCGCGCGATTGCAGGAACCGCACATGCCGGTCCGTAACCTCAACTGGCTTTGGTTTTGCAGGTTTTGCAGGTTCTGCCGGCTCAATGACTGCCGTCACGGCGTCGGCCAGGGACCGCGCCTGCTCTTCGGTCAGCTCCAGGACCTGGCCCGGGTTGGTGACTTTGTCTTTGCCGCCCAGCCCGATGATCTGATGGTTGGCGCGATAGCTTTTCTTGGCCATGTTGGCCTCCTCGTTTCACGGTGACCCCGGTATGTAAGCGGCCGATGTTGTGGCTCGCGCCAGCCCGCGAGAGCACACGCCAGTGCCGGCCGAACTTTTACTTGACTTTGACCGCCAGGGTCGCGTTGGGCCGGTAGGGGACCAGCAGCGGCGCCGACTGCATCATCATCATGCGCACCGGCGGATCCTCGACCAGCCAGGACTTCGAGAAGAATTCGCGCGCCTGGAAACCGGCGGCCTCGTCGCGGATCGCGCCATAGTGCCGCGTGCCGAGCATGGTGTTCCCGCCGATCAGGATCACGTAGTCGTCCGCGATGATTTTCGTTTCGGTGTCGGTGGCCGGATCCACGTACCAGCCTGAGTACACCCACAGCCGCTTGCCGCCGATGGTGCCCTTGAACTCCAAGCCCTCGATCGAAGCCAGCGGGATCTGGAAGTTGGCGAGCTGGCCAAGCTGGGTGTCGATGGCCTTCTGCGCCTCCGCGTTGTCGCGGAACAACCGCCACGCGCTGGGCGTGAATACGATATCGGTGACCGTGGCGCCGCTGGCTTGGGCCACTTCCAGCGCCCAGTCCTCGAGGTTGTCGAGCGGCTTGATGCCGGCGTCGCCCCAGCGGTTGGGGGAGCTGAGCGTCTTGGTGTGCGTCGCGGCGCGCCCGAAGTCCACCACCACGCTCGCATAGCCATCCCCGGTGATGGTGGCCTTGCCGGTGCGCAGCACTTCCGCGGCCTGCACTTCCAGGCGCCGGGTCAGCATGGCGAGCTGGTCCTCGAGCTGCACGGCCAGGTTCATGCGCGAGCGGTCCATATTGGACATGCCGCCGCCGATGCGCTCGCCGGCCTTGCGCTTGAGCGCCTTTGACGGATCGAAGACCCGCTTGTCCTTGATGTAGGCGGGCTTGAAGGTCTTCGTCTGGTAGCCCAGGTCCTCGACCACCTTCCCTTCCTTGAGCGGGTGGACGAAGGGCGCGATGCGCCGCTTGCCATCCATCACGTCGAATTTGATCTCCTCTTCCTCCGCCGTGACTACGCTGGGGAAGAACATGTCCAGCAGGAAGGACGGCGGGCGCAGGAGTGAATCCACGACGCCGTTCAGAAATTGAGTGGTATAGATGTCCATGATGTTTCTCCTTGTGCCGCCGGCGCTTCCACCGGACCGGCAAAAATGGATTCACTTACCGCAAACCGGCGTGCTGCTAGGCGGCGGCCGGCTTGTGCAGGTAGATATTCAGGTCGCGCAGCCCGGCGCGGACAGTGTCGGCGGTGTGCGCGGTCCCGAACACGATTCGGCTCTCGTTGAAATCGCCGCTGATGTAGGCGATCCCCGCCTTGTCGCCGGCGCTCGCGTCGACGTCCTCGGCCAGAATGGCGATTGGCGTCTGCGAGCCATCGGCCGCCGCGGACAAGCTCAAGTTGTATTTGCCGCTGGCGGTGATCTTCCCCAGCAGCGCGCCGCGGGTCAGGTTTTGACCGGAGATCACCGTGATATCCAGAGACCGGATGGGAAAATCGCCGGCGTGAAGCCTGTCCGGTGTGTAGGACTCGGACGTGAATTTGGGTTGCAGATCCATGGTGTCTCCTTTTGCGCCACGCGGGCGCTAACTACACAAAATTTGCCCAACCACGAACCTTTAGCGAACCGCGCCGAGCTTCCGCGCGGCCTCGACCAGCGCCGCAGGGGACTCCCCGTCGACGCTCTGCTCGCTGACCGGAGGCGCCGCGGCGGGTGCGTCCGCCTTGAGCGCCGCCAGCTTTTGCGCGCCGGTTTCCTTCTGCAGCGCGAGGATGCGCTCGGCCGCCTGCGCCGGCGTGGTCTTGCCATCGGCCTTCATTTCAGCGACGGCCGAGGCGATCTTGGGATTGTTCATCAAGCCCGCGGCGTGGGAATCAATGGCGGCGAGACGTTCGCGCTCGGACTTGGCAGCCTCCGACCGCGCGGTTTCGATGGATATGACCGTTTCCACCGCAGGCGCAGCGGCGGCCGGCGCGGCAGGGGGAGCTGCGGCAGGAGCAGCCGCTTCGGGCTTGCTGTTTTCTTTGTTCATGGGTTCCTCCGTTTTGGCTGCGACCAAGGGCCGCGAAGAGCTGGTGCCCGACAACTGCGCAATCAAGGAATCGAGGGTGGCGAAGCCATCGGCCAGGCCGGCGTCAATGGCCTGCTGGCCGAGGAACAGGCGGGCATCGGCCATGTCGGTGCGCACGCGCTCGAGCGAGGCGCCGCGCTGCCGGGCCACGTCGGAAAGGAAAATCGAATACAGGTCGTTGACGCGACCCTGGAGCATTTCCATGCCCATGGAGTCGAGCGGCTTGAACGGGCTGCCCACGGCTTTGAATTTGCCGGCGGTGATGTGGGTGATGCGGATTCCGAACTTCTCCGCCAGGCCGGAGAGATCGAAGTGTGTCCCGATCACGCCGATGGAGCCCAGCGTGGTCGTCTGTCCGACCACCATCACCTTGTCTGCCGCGCTGCCAATCCAGTAGGCCGCGGAGGTCATGAAGCCATCGGCGAGGCTGACGATGGGCTTGACGCCGCGGGCTTCGCGCACCATGCGCGCCAGTTCGAGCGTGCCGTCCACGGTTCCGCCAGGCGAATCCACGTGCAGGATGACGGCGCGGATAGCGGGGTCGCGCACGGCCGCGGCGAAATCGAGGCCGACCTGCTCCATGGAAGTGTCAAAGAAGTCCGCGTCCTGACGCTTGCCGAGCACGCCGCGAATATCCAGCACGGCCACGCCACTTTGCACGCGCAGTTCCGCTACCCGGCGAGAATCGAGGCGGGCCGAGGCCTCGCTGGTCAGCCGCTCGGGGTCGGTGGCCGTGACGCGCCGCTCGATCTCCGCGAGCCGAGACTCGAGAATGGCCCAGGGCGAATTGAGAAGGTCCAGAAGGCGCATCAGCCCTTGTCCTCCTCTTCGGTATCGCGGCCGGGCTGCTCTTGCGGCGCGGCGGCCGGCTTGCCGTTGGGCGCGGCGGCGACGGGCTCGGCTTCGAGACCATCGGCCTTGCGGCGATTCTTGTCCTTGACGTTTTCGTGGTGCACGTCGCTGTACTCGTGGCCGTAGAGGCGCATGGCTTCGCGCTCGCGCGAACTCAGACCGGTTTCGATGGCCGTCTTCGCGGCTTCCACTTCCTTGTTGGGATCGATCTGGCCGGGCGCGTCGCCGATCCATTCCGCTTGCAGGTAGGCTTCCCGCACAAAGGGATCATCGAAAAAAGCCTTGGCCTGTACGCGGCCGCGGGCGATGGCTTCGGCCAGGAAGGCCTCATACACCGGGGCGCAAAACGCTTGCGCCAGAAACTCACGCCGCAGGCGGTAGAACTTCCAAGCTTCGAGCAGCGCCGCGCGCGCCGCGCTGTAGGAGGCTGTGAAATGCTTGATCAGCACCTCGAAGGGCAACCCCAAGGACACGCCGACCTGGCGCAGGATGGCCTGCACGAAGGGATCGAAGGAAGTGTTGGGACGTGTAGGGCTGACCGATTCGATGCTCTCGCCGGGGCGCAGATCCGTGATCGTGCCGGATTGCAACTCCACCTTGGTGCGGGCGGTATTCGGGTCTTGCTCCGCCGGTACTTCGAAGCCTTGGCCGGTTTCGCTTTTCACGAACACGGCGAGCATGCTGGTGATCACCGCGGCCATCAGCTCGGCCTCGGTGTAGCGGTCGAGCTGCTTGAGGGGTTCGATTACCGGCGCCAGCATGGGGATGCCGCGGGTCTGGCCCGGACGCGTGCGCTCGAAGATGTGCAGGACGTTGCGGCGCCCGGTGCGTTCGCCAAAGGCGGGCACGCGGTCGCTGGTCAGATTGAAGGCGCTTGTGCTGCCGGGGTGTTCGCGCAGGATGTGGTAAGCGACGGGCGCGCCCAGCGCGTCCATTTCCACCCCGCCGCGGATCCGCCGCCCGCCGGGCAGCAGGAAATCCATGCCGGGCATCGTTCCCGGATAATCCACGCGGTCCGCCTCGATCACCTGGATGGCCAGGCTGTAAGGCGAGCTTCCGCGTTCGATCATCGGCATCAGCACGAAGACGTCTCCGCTTTCCAGCATTGAGCGGAATACCAGCGATTGCTGGAGGTAGAAATTTTGGATGCGGGTGACATCACTGTCCGGTGAAGAGGCCCATACACGGAACTCGCGCTCGACGTGCGCCGCCCATTCATCGGCTTCCTCCTCGCGCATGCCGAGAAATTTCCAGTCCGGGCGCGCCAGCAGAGAAAGGCCTGTGCCGATCACGTTGATCACCATGGTCAAGAGAGCCCCGGTGGCGAGTGGCGTATTGCGCGCCAGGTCCCGGCTGCGCGAACGCAGCGTGGGCAGGTCGTGGATTGAATCCTCGTCCGCCGAATTGGGAGATGTGTTCCATTTTTCTGTTGCCCGCCGGTCCAGCCGCGCGCCCAGGTAGGCGCCGGCCATCGCCATCACCGCCCGCGAGCGCATGCGGCGCGCGCCGCGGTGCGGGTCGATATAGCCGATAACGCGATCCAGCAGGTTGCCATTCACGCTCACACCGGAACTGCCGCGCGCATCCGAATGCCCGTTTGCAGCCGCTCAGCCTCGCCACGCCAGAACTTGATTTTTTCGGTGATGGCCGCGGCGTCGGCGCGGGTCAGCATGCGTCCCGCGATGGAGTAGGCTTGCCCCTGCGCTACGGCGCTATCCGCCGCCAGCCACTGCGCCAGGTGCGTTTCGGCTTCCGCGAGAGTGATCCCCGCCATGTCGTTGCGGAGTGTAGGCATATCCGGGGCTGTATGGGAATTGGCCTGTCCGGTGAGGACAGCGGCTAGAGGCCAATGGGGCGAACGCGCCGCGGCTGGGGCGGCCGGTTGGAGGGATCAACTCCGCTATTGAGTTTCGCGGAAAGCTGGCCAAGGTCGCGGTAGAGCGCGGGCGCGATGAAATGCTGGAGCACGAATAGCCCGGCATGACAGTACACGGTGCGGTCCAGGGCCTCGTTCGCGGCGTGCGTCTTGACGTAAATGTATTTGGTCTTGCGCGTGCGCTTGTGGCGCACCGGGATTTTCTTCTCGCCGGTGAGCTGCTCGAGATATTCGTCGGTCACCCACTCCGGCAGGTGCATGTAGCCCGGCCCCGCTGGAATCTTCATGCGCGCGAAGATGCGGTCCTTGGCGGCGTAGGTGGCAACGATCCACAGGCGAATGTGCGCGCGCTTGCTGGAGCCTTCTTGCACCAGGCCGGGCTTGGTCAGATAGTCCACGCCTTTGCAGGCGTAGATGCGCCGGCGCGTGTGCTGTCGCGGCAGGACGAAATTGTAAACGGCGTCGGTCTGCGCGCCGCTGTCCACCAGTGCGATCGCGGGCAGCAGCTTGGCCCCGCTTTCATGCTGCCATTGCCGCAGCAGGAAGGCGTCGAGCTGCGCCCACACGTCGGGATCGCCGCCGGTCCGGCCT